GAGATTGGCGGATTCAAGGTACGGCATTTCCAAAAGCGTCCTACCTGTAAGATTACCGACTACATTGTTGTGCGTCATGATCTCAACCAAATTAGTTTCACTATCCAAAACGGCCCAATCAAAGAGAATGGTGTAAACGGTTGTCAGATCGACCAGATCATTCAAGCTGCCGGAGTCATACTTGATGGGTTGAACAAGAATATCAACGATCAGTGGAATGAACGGGCAATCCAGTATCTTGAACATGCTGTTACGAGTTTGAAGAATCGAACCAAGCATAGAATGATACGTGGTGTTGAAGGGACGAATCGAGCATGAATGAGAATATGGAATCGCTAAGGGGTGTTCAGAGCATAAGCGGTCAAAAGGTACGTGAGCTTGAAGAATTTGCGCCTAAGTGTCCCAAGGAGCCTGTAATCGTTAATCATAAGAATAACGGTATCACGTTTCGTATGGGCATGAAAAACAAGGGCTGTGACGAACGAGCTTTGCTTGAGACTGCGCTTATTATCATGATAGGCCAAAACTCACGGGAAGGACATCCCGAGCGTACAAAGGCGATAATCCATCTTCATAGGGTGCTTGCTTCACTAGATAAGATATATGCCAACAAAACGGCGTGAATTGGCGTTGGCATTGTGCGTCAGAAGGGGTGATTAATGATGAATTTTGCGGGGGGTATAAATTCTATTGTTAAGGTGATCTCCTTCTGGCGCTACCATAAGTGGACGATATTCGCAGAGCTGTTGTTATTGGTAATTTCGTTTCTACTCGGTGCTTTGCTGTTTGCAATCTACTACATACCACGACATAACCAGCGAATTACAGAATGTGTGCAAATGGAAACAGTCGTGAAAAAAGAGATTGCGGATTATGATCGAAAGCTAACTAACCTACAAGATACCTTCAGAGCTGCTGGGGCTTTATGATTCCCAAAAAAGTGATTCTACATTGTAGCGATACCGTGGATGGTGTCCATTGCGATATTGTGGATATTGATAGGTGGCATCGTGAACGGGGCATGAAATCTTGTGGATATCAGTTTGTGATCTTGCCTGATGGTACATTGCAGACAGGTCGTGGAATGGAAGAACTAGGCGCTCATACTCGTGGATACAATCTTGGCAGTATTGGGATTTGTCTGATCGGTAGAAATCAATTCACTGAGCAGCAATTGGAAACACTCATAGGTTTGGGGTTTCGCATTTATAACAAGTACAAAATTCTACCAGAGGATTGGCATGGGCATTATGAGTTTTCAGATAAGACCTGTCCGAACTTTCCGGTGGATTGGGTTAAATATTTACTCGAACGATCTTTTAACGAGTTGGGGCTGATATGAGGGATTTTTTACAGTATATGGAAGATGCTGGCCTGATGGTCGCTGATTATTGCAAAGACCGACTCGCCGAGGCAATTAAGTCTATTCCACATGAATATTTGCTGATGACGGAAAACGAGCTGGCAAACAAGATTAAACCAACCTACGTGGATCGTGGGCTAAGGGTTTCGTTCTGGCGAGAGTTTGAACGTGCGTTGGCGACACATCGGCAAAATGGTGCACCGAAAAAAATTACTTGTACGATGATCTTTCAAGGGTTCTGCTCATACCAATATTTTTACGATAAATTTCTCAAAGACCCTCTTAGGCTGGCATGGATGTTGACTCCGATGCTGGACTATCAAGAGAGGCTTGAAGTCATATTATCGGGTTTGCATGAAAAGCTTTACGAAATATCCGATATTGAAATCTATAAGCTAAAGACTGGTAGGAACGGTACTTGTAAGCGTGAGATTCACATACCAGCAGCTAAACTCGTAATGGAAGCTATTAAGATGATCGAGGATCGGGTGCTTGGTACGGCCATACAGCGAACCTCACAGACTAATAAGAATTTGAACCTATCGGGCAAGATTGAAAAAGAAGCAATTAAAGTCCTCCCCTCGGACGTAGACAAGAGAATCGCAGAGCTTGAGAAAAAGCTGGCGAATCCTGTGATCGAGGGTGCAATTGAATCTGAATCCGACGACTGAAGATAAATTAATTTATGCAGAGCTGCTTGAAGAGAAATTAAGACTTCAAGACGAATTGCCACATCTTCATGGTTGGGATTGGTACGATTGGGCGTGGGACTATTTTCATGCCACCGAGAAAAACCAATTCATATGTGCTGCTAACCAAATCTCCAAATCATCTACCCAAATACGTAAGTGTATCGAGCTGGCGTGTAATAAGACGCTCTGGCCGAAGTATTGGGATCGAAAGCCTACACAATTTTGGTATCTCTTTACCTCGCTTGATGTTGGCACGATTGAAGTAACCGAAAAATGGGTTAAAGAATTTCTGCCCCGTGGAACAATGAAAGATCACGAATGGTACGGGTGGAAACTCAACAAGCAGAACAAGAAGGTTTACTCTCTTGAGTTCAACTCAGGGGTTACTATTTACTTCAAGAGCTTCGAGCAGGATATTAAAAACCTTCAGTCAAGCTCTGTGTTCTACATTTTCGCAGATGAAGAGATGCCGGTTGAAATGTACGACGAGATCAACGTGCGCCGTATCGCTGTTGACGGGTATTTCTCAATGGCTTTTACCGCTACCCTTGGTCAAGCATTCTGGCGAGATACCATCGAGGGTGAGGGCGAGAATGAGCGTTTTAAAGGGGCGTTTAAAAGACAGGTTTCGATGTACGATTGTCTTTACTATCGCAACGGGAAACGCTCGCACTGGACAAGGGAACGTATTCAAACCGTCATTGATTCCTGCCAGAGTGAAGCTGAGATACTTCGACGTGTATACGGTAAATTCGTTGTTGATACTGGACTGGTGTACGGGTCTTTCGTTAGATCAAAGAATTTTAAGACTGGTCACGATGTTACCAATATGATCAAAGCCGGATGGACAATCTGGACCGGAGTTGATGTCGGATCGGGTGGCAAAACTGGTCATCCGGCTGCAATTTGTTTCATCATAGTAAATCCAACTTTTACGAAAGGTCGAGTATTCAAGTTCTGGCGTGGGGATAATGTGGAGACAACTGCCGGTGATGTACATAATCACTACCTCAAGATGAGAGGTGAATTGCAACCGGTCTCAGAACGCTATGATTGGGCTTCAAAGGACTTTTTTACGATTGCTGCCCGTAGTGGTAAATCCGCATTTCAACAGGCTGATAAGTCACAAGAGCGTGGACAGCAGTTACTTAATACTTTGTTCAAAAATGGTCAGCTAATTATCTATAAAGATGCAGAGTCCGAGAAGCTTGCATATGAGTTGGAATCCCTGCGTACTAATACGCCTAAACGGGTCGCTAAAGATGATGGGTGTGATTCGCTCAGATATGCTGCAACAGTCATTCCTTGGAAATTTACCGATGAGCTGGAAGAACCAGAAAAAGAAGAGAAAAATGAAAAACTAAATTCACGTATGGCGTTTTATTCCCAAGATGAACAGGATCAATTAGATCAGATATTTGGTGATGAAACGGAGATGGAAATAGAAATACTAAATGAGATGATGGAATGGTGAAAAAAGAGAAACAAATGACGACAAAGAAAACAACATATAGTGTAGATGAAATCTGTCAATTGCTCGATTCATGTAAGGCATTACGAGTATCTAAAATCAAGATGCAAGGGCTTGAGATAGATTTTTTCAATGAAACGCCGTATGATGAAGAAGTACCACATATCTACTCACAGGTTGAGAAGCTTCCTCAAGACCAAGAAGAATCTGAACAACACGACAGTCAAATAAACGAAAAAGCTTTAAGGATGCAAGAATTAGACTTGCTCCGAGTGACCGACCCAGTTGCATACGATAGAGCTTTATTGAATGGCGATGTTGTAAATGACGACGAGGAAACTGAGTGAATTAGATAAACTGTATCTTGATGCCGATTCCGCTGCTCAAGACCTACAGGCTGAACAAAAGAACAATCTGATGCTGGTTGCTGGTTTGCACTATCATTCGCAGACCAAAGCAATACACAGGACATTAGAGCGGAATGACCGACTATCCAAAACACAAAAGATTCGGCTCACCAAAAACCATATCCAGAAAATCACTAAGCTGATTACCAATGCCTTTTTGCAGTATTCGGGAACGATTACCTGTAGTCCAAATAATGAAGCTGAGTTGGCCGATGTTAAAGCTGCCGAGATGTACAACGATGTACGCAAAAGTATTAGCAAACAAGTTAAATGGCCGGGGTTTCGGCGAAAGATGGCTAAGGACTTATCTGAAATCGGTGAGTGCTGTGTCCTGCTTTCATATGACCCCAACGGTGGCAAGATACTACGCTATGAACCTAAGCTTGATGAGTTCAGACAACCGAAGATCGGGATTGATGGTAAGGAAGTACCGGATATAAACAAACCGATATATTCCGGCATATTCAATCTTGATCGGATTCATGGATTTAATCTTTTGATTGATCCCGAGGCAGTGGAGTTTGAAAAAGCTCGTCACGTTATTATTCGGGAAATGTTCGAAGTATCAAAGCTCAAGCGTATGTATGCCCACGATCCCGATAAGGTCAAAGGTATCTCAAAGAGTTCTGAGACCGTATATAAAGTATTCAACACACAGACTGGCGAATATGAAGAAGGTGAAGGGCTGACAATGGTTCGGCGCTTTTTCTTCCGTCCCAATGATGAATACCCGAATGGTTACTACTACTATGCAACCCCCGATGTAGTGCTTGAGGAAGGTGAATTACCATTTGGTGTCTTTCCGGTGGAATTTGAGGCATATGATGACATTTCTACCAATGCTCGTGGATATTCCATTATTAAGCAGCTCAGGCCATACCAAGCAGAGATTAATCGTGTCTCAAGCCTTATGTGTCAACAGCAGGTAACACTTGGTCCAGATCGTGTGTTGATTGCCTCTGGTACGACGATCAAGGCCGGTGGTAGTGCTCACGGTGTCAAATCTATCAAATACTCCGGTATGAAGCCCGAGATCATGGCCGGTAGGGATGGATCAAACTTTATCCCATATCTGGATCATGAAATTAGTGAGATGTATTCAATCTCGCCTGTGCAGGAAGAATACCAAGAAAAGCAAGATGGCCA